TCTGTTTGGTGGAGCAAAGGTGTTGCGCATGAAGGTGCAACAAAGTCAAACAAGATCCGTGTTGTTCCTTTGCCACCATCTGCAATTGAAGCATTGAATAGCATTGGAAGGTTGTCAGAGTTTGTCTTTACGGATCATAGGGGAGAACGGTTAACCAAGTCAGGAATTAAACATCGCTTATACAATGCTTGTACGTCTTTGGGTTTTGATAAGTCTGGGTGGCATAAGCTCCGACACTCGTATATCTCAGAATTGGTAAGATTAGGAGTTCCTCTTCCACAAGTTCAGCGCCTTGCAGGCCATTCTAGTTTGTCTGTTACAGCAAGGTATATTCACGTAACCTCAGATGATCTTGTATCGGCCATCAACAGGTTGGTTTGAATAACAAAATATTTGTAAACCATTGACAAAGGAGCCGCCGATAGTTTATTATCCCATTCATAAAAGAAAGAAGTTTTATGAAGAAGGAATATTATAAAATAACAACAGAAAATGGTGCTACGATAAACAACCTAGAAAAATATAAAGTTGTTGGTTCTGGCATTCTTTATATGAATAATTCCCAGACACTTTGGTTTGACTGGGAAAAGTTCGTTATCATTTTAAACGCCAGAGAATATTCTGTTATAAAAATTGAAAGAGTATTGAATTAATTTAATACAAATGAACATAATTAATATATGTCTTTTACAAAGAAAAGGGGACATGATATATGAACGTTTTTAGAGGAACAGCAGGAATATATAAAATAGTTTGCAAGAAAACAAATAAAGAATATTATGGTTTATCAAAGAATATGTTGGTTGCCAAACGATATCATCTCAACAAGCTACGCCAAGGTAAACATTGGAATATTAAGTTACAACGTGACTACAATTCTTATGGTGAAGATAGTTTTGAATTTGAAGTTGTAATTGAAACAAATTATCCTCATCTCCTACTGAATGGTTATGAAACATTGCTTGAATCCGTAGAAAAGAAATATCGCTTAAACTAATCTTAACTTAACAATAAAAAGAAAATATCCCAGGAAGCTTGACTTCCTGGGATATATATTTTGTGTTATATTATTTTATTTAGACAGCTTCAAACCCCGTTGAAGTAGAAATTGTTGGCCAAAGGCTTGCATCCATATCGGTAAGACCTGCACATACAGAATAAGGTTGAGCAGCAGTACCAGATACATAAAGCTTTGTGATACTATGAGGCAATGTAATTGTTTCACCAGCAGATAAAACAAAGTAGTTATAAGAAGCAAAGCCTGTGCTTGTGAATGAGAAATATAGAGAACCTGAAGCTCCTGTATTCTTTACAGCACAAAAAGATGCAACTTGAGGAAAGGCATGTTCTTTAACTGCTGAAACGTTTGAACTTGTCATCCAAGGCCAAGCAGATACGTTGAACTCGGATAATGATCCTTGAATTTTTGGTGAATGTGACATTTTTCTATCTTATCTTTCTTTTTCCTAAATATTCTTTTTAACTTCTGCTTTGAACTTTCCCACGGATTCTATAGGAATATTCTGTTTGGGATCTTGAGTCATCTCAGATGAAATGATTTGTACAACATCATGATCAACCAAAGACAAGACAGAACCATCTTTCAATTCTGTTCCTTCAAGTGCATCTAGAGCTTCATCCATTGGCAGTCTGTAAGAAACTCCATCTTCATCTTCAATGATGTTTACATATTCATCTGTCCAACCAATTGCACCTGGGGAATATGTCTCAGGTATTTCTGCCCAAGGTCCATTTCCAACATTTGTTCCTTTTTTTGGTAAGTCAAAATGTTCACGAAGCTTTTCTTGCATTTCTTTAGCTGTTTTCTTGTCTAACTTTTTTGAAACCTTTAACATATGAATTACCTTATACTACTTGACTACCTGAAACCAAATAACGAGCATTTAACCAATTCTCTAATGTTCCAAGCTCTGTTCTTGTTAATACTTTATTAAATGCAATAACATCACCAATTTGACCATCCCAATGGTGGTACCAAGTGCCTGTATAACGCATGCCACCAACAGCAATTTGGTTTGTTGAACCAATATTTGTTGAAGATGCCAAAGCCGTTCCAACACTTTGACTAACGTAAGGAGTACTGAAAGAACCATCATAAGTTACGGTAAGATTTCTTCTTGCAGAATAACCAATATTGGCACCACCACCTATTGCACCATTTCTATATATTTGACCTGTTCCTGCAGCATCATTTGTTGAGTGTCTATAACATTCACCAGAACCTGAAAAACCAACAGAAAATGGAACTCTTACATCACCACCAGCTTCACCAGCAGCATTATAAAGAACTGCAGCAAATGTGTTATTTGAAGTTCCACCAAAGTAACCTGCAACTGTGGATGCACCATACAACTTCTGAGATGAAGCTCTAGCAAATGTAAGAGCTTGTCTTCCGCTTATTGAACCTGTTATTGGTTGTTCTGCACCTGTTGTATTTGAAAGAACTTGTGAACCAATTCTGTCTGCCCATGCAGAAACACCTGTTCCATAAGTAAGACCTGTTGATGGATCCCACCAAGCAACTGCACCAAGAGTATTTGGTATATTCTGTGTAGCAATTGCATAACGATTCATTAACCAAGTTTCAACAGTAGCTCTGTCTGCAGCAGACAATACTCTATTGAATACAATTACATCACCGATCCAACCATCCCAATGGTGGTTCCAAGCTCCAGAAAGTCTTTGACTACCAAGAGCAAACTGATTCCAAGTGTCAGATCCTGGTGTTACCGTAGCTCCCAATTCACCATTAAGGTAAGTGGACATTGTGGTGGAACCCTGGCACGTAATGGTTGCGGTTATTGCTTCTGTGCCCCAATTCTTTGGACCTGACAATGCAGTTCCTGCAGACTTCCTAGCTTCTTCTGTGGTTGTTCCTGTTGTGGAGGAATTATAAATGCCATGTCTGAATGTTGCTGTAGTTGATGCTGAGTCGCCCATGTGAACAGCAACTCTATATTCTGTTGCAGAACCAACTCCATTAACCTTACCAACATAACAAATAGAGAAGTCTGCTGTTCCATCCAATGCAGCAGCAAGAGTTGCTGCTCCATAAAGCTTCTGAGATGAAGCACGTGCAAAAGACAAAGCAGTAACACCATTTATTGAACTTATTGTTGGTTGTTCTGCACCTGTAGCATTAGCTAATGAATAACCATTAATTCTGTCTGTCCAAGAGGCAACACCGGTACCTGCAGTAACACCTGAGTTTGGATCCCACCAAGCAACAGCACCAAGAGTTTCTGGAACGTCTTCAGATGGGACTGCAGCAGAAAAACTTCCAGAACGAAAGTTTGAATAATACCAAAAATAATTTTGAAAAACGGACATTTAATTAATAACTTCCTGTGTAAGGTATCCACTTGACCATTAAATTATATATCTGCAGACCTTGAACACTTCCCGTACCATTCTCGCCCATAACATTTATTGTATATCTGTTATCGTTATTCACAACAAAACTAACATCACCTGACATACTTCTTGCAGCCTGATAAGCTGCCACGGAAGCATAAGAAGGATTAACCGTAGCTACAGTTGAAACTGCACCAGTAGTTGGTGTAATTTTCAATATTCTGACATAAGGTGTAGTAGGAAGTGTTGTGTGAGTTTGTGGAGGTTCAAAACTCATAGACAATTGGGTAACCGTAACGTTGTTTGGCAATTCAATATCCTGAGAGAACATAGGATATGGTAAAGAAGCGGTTGCATATTGCGTCATATAAACATTTGTTATGTCTACATTGACCTTCCAGGTCTGTTCATAAGATGCACCGGTTGTCTGAATATAAGAATTGATCGGAGAAAAAGACTTAGAAACCAAAGTATCTGGGTTATAACTTATTCTGTTTAAGAAATTATCTGACAATTCTATGGTGTTGCTTTGACTTAAAGAACTGCCTATAACATTCAGATAAGAAGAATGAATATTCCAAGTAGGATATTGAGCAACGTCAGAACCTGACAATTGAAGTTTGATGCTACTCAAACTTCTTATGTATTTAAAGTTTCTTGACATATTAGTAAGATCTGCTTGCTGGTAACCAAACTGCTTTAAACCCGTATACCTTCATGCCAATAATACTTGAAGGTCCTGCTTCACCAACAAAATATATTTCGTATCTTCTATCGGATCTTGGATGAAAGTTTACTGCACTAAAAATTGAAGTATGAGCTTCATAAGCACCAACAGTTCCAGCAGCAACTGAAATGGTGGCCATATTTGTCAACGTTCCATCATATGCAACTTCTCTTATTGAATAATATGGAGTTGTTGAAGGAACGGATGAATGTCCAGTTGGAATATAAACCGAAGCAGAAAACTCTGTAACTTGAACATTATCAGGAAATTCAACGGTCTTTATAAAACAATTGTTTGTTGAAGATGTAACAATTTGGGTAAGAAAGGCTACGTTGTTGTTTGCTTGCCAAAATGGAACACCTGCACTTGAACTGATATAAGAAGGAAATATTCCAATTGACTTACTTATATATGTATTTGGGTTGTAGTTGACTGAGTTAAGAAAGTCATCACTAAGCTTCATTGTCCATCTTGGAACGTTTGCTTCTTCGGATAAAGTAAGACCAAAACCAATGTTAAGTTTGGGATGTCTTGTTACGTCAGAACCTGAGAGTTGAAGGATTGGACCTGTATTATTTAATAAATAACTAATTTCGTTTGACATGGAAATAAATATAAACCAATTTTATGGTTTATCCTTCTTTATTGTTGAGCGACAAATTGAAAACAGTGCAACTTATAGTCTGGTTAATGTAAATGTTCCATGTCTAAAATAGACATTTTCAATAGTCGGGTTTGACACTCTAGCATATAATTTAACCGTATCGTTTGCATTTAAAGGCAATAAACCATCAATTGTAAGTAATTGCTGTCCATGTGTAAGTAAATTATAAATATCAACAACAAGATTTGAATTAATTACATCATTTACTGCGTATGTAAACATTACTGCCTGATCTTGAGTGCCAGTTAAATAACACGAAACATTTGCTCTATATAAACCACCCGTCAAGATGGTGAATGTAGAGTTGGTTTGTGTTATATTTCTATTCGCATCCGTTTTAGTTTGAAACACATTTATATGTTCATAACTTGTTGTAGAAGGATCCCACAAAACACCTGTTAAATAATGAGAACTTGAAACATAAAATTGTCCACAAACAACATTGTTACTTGCTGAAACCGCAAAAATAGACGCACTTAAATAAGCTGTTCTATCTGCAAGGGTCCTAAAACCTTCAACAACACTCTGTGCTGTAACAGGTGCACCAACAATTGGTATTGCTATAGAAGAGGAATAAGGAAGAGTAGAGCTTCCGGTAACCGTAGAGAAATATGACATTTAGAAACCTTTCAATTAAGTATAAAAACCATGTTTTATAACCAGTTAGACAAATGATATGTCAGATAAAGCTATGGAATTAACATTTCCAACCAAGCCAAAAGACTCATTTGTTGAAGTTAAACCATTTATATGAATAGAAATATTGTCGGAACTGTTTACGTCAATAACAACCGATATGTCAGATATTCTATCATCTTTTAATAGTTCTCTTTCAATTTCTACTTCAAGACTCTTATAAGATTCAATATGAGAACCTCTAAGTCTTTCCATTAAGTTTATTCCATAAGAACTATCATACCAAAGGTTGTCCACAAGCCTTCCAACGATTGCTTCAATAACCCTTTGAACTCCAGAAGATGATTTAACATTTGCTGAGAAGTCTGTAAGTCTTGCGTAGGATATTCCATAACCCAAAGGAGATAAAACATCAGGTTTATTTGTCTTTGCCATTATTGAAATAACTTTCCAATGAGTTCTAAGGTTGAAACTCCACCACCAGCAGCAAGCAATACAAGACCTGCAATAAGTACCTTCGGATTCTTACCAAAGAAAGACATAATAGAGTTTTCGTCTTGTTTTTGTTTTATGTCTTTTAGAGTCTGTTCAATATTGTTCAGTTTGGGATCAAGCAATAGAACAGTCTTCTCAAGTTCATCCAACTTATTGTTTGTTTCTTTTGTTGTGGTTATTAAAGTGTCAAGTTGAGTTTCTGCTATTGCTAAACGTTCGTTTGTGGGTGTTTGTGACATAGGTTTATTTCCTGAAATCTTTTATTTTCTTTATTATCTTCAATATCCCAAACTCATATATTGCAATTGGAACAAAAATAAGGATGAGAAATATTGTTAAGATCATTTTTTTGTATGGCTTCATGGACATGCCCTTTAGAGCTCCTGTGAGCCCGTTTAAGACGTTCAAATTATTGAGGCATGATTCTACCTTTCAACAAAATGAATGGCTTCTGAGGCCTCCTAGAGGCCTTAAAACGTAAGTTTTATAGGTGCCTTCTATCAAAGGCAATGCTAATTGTTTATTCTGTCTTTAGTCGTGTGCAGGCAGTTGTTGCAGGTGCACTTATAGAAGGATCTGTTCCTGCAACAACTTGAGTAGCTTTAAGTTGCAGAGCGGCTCCACCATCTTGAGCAACTGGCACCCATGATGTTAGAAGATCCCATATTTTATCAATTTCTGTATCAACCTTCTCAGACAAAGCAACAAATTGTGCAGTGCTAGGATTTCCAAAAGAAATATAATATTGTCCAGCACTCGCACTTGAGAAGTTAGAAAAGTCGGATGTTTCAAAACCTGCAACAAATGGTCTTTCGGGATCGTCTGCATGAAATTGAATAAAACATCTTACATTTGGTGGAACCTTATATAAAGCACCAGGAACACCTTTTATCTGAACCTTATTTAAACCATTTCCTTGAATTCTGGGATCATCAGGATAAACGCTTAGAGTACCACCAAGAGCAGAACCTGAAGGTCCATCACTATTCTGAGATATTACTTTGCAAGGATAACTCCTTTGCAATGAGTCTCTATGTAACCTATTCGTAAGCGTGTCCAAAGCCTTTGTTATACTTGTTTTGTACAACGTAAAGACCTTTGTTTTTCCATCAATAACAAGTCCAATTTGTTCAATGATAAAACCTTGCTTTGTCTTTGAACCAAGTTGGGGAAGGTTGGTTAGTCTTGGAACTGAATAGGATATTGATCCGTCAAAGTTATTGTTTATTGGAACTGAGTCTTTAGGTAAGATTGTTGGAACGTTCTGATTATCCTCAACAACTGTTACATTGCCTTCTGTGTCCATTCTCCAAACAACATTTGGAAAACGTTCAATGAACCTAGACACCTGTAGACCAATGGGAACATTATTTAATCTTTCCCAGTTCTTTACTTTATAAGACAATATCTTTCCTGGAACTATCCCAAGAGTTTCTTTATCAGACAATAGTTCGGATAATAAAGTTCTTCCTGTAACGCTTACATAGTTGTGAGCAGTTGTTGTAGAAGACATATTGCCTTTTCCTCCAACAATTCTTGCTTTGTATGTTCCAGGTCCAACATTGCTTGAATTAACGACAGTTCCTTTATATTTTATGTCATCAATAGTAAGAGTGTCTGTCTTACCCAAACCAAGGTCATTAGGGGAAGTGACATCCATAACCCAACAACCATGTCGGAAGAATTCTCCAGATATTGAGGTTAAAGGTTTATTTCCAAAAAGAGTAGACATTATAAAATACCAATATTCAAATAGACTGAATGTTTAGAAAGGGTTGACATAATTTATAAAGCACCAGCGGGAGGATTGTTTGCAACAACAGTTAAGTCATTGTTATTTAAAGGAACCCCAGGATTATCTGTCTTTTTACTTCTTTCAACTTTTCCTGACTGTACGGGAGCAACAACAGGCTTTCTATATTCCAATAATGAGAATGAAACAATATAACCAGATCCTGCAGATGGTTGAGGAGAAGACATTTCGGTTATATATACTTGACTAATTCCCCACATGTTTGCATGTGGATGCACAATATCATAAGCAGGAAACTCTTGTGTTGTTAGTGTTCCAATAATAGCTTTAATTTCCTTATTAAATTGTTCCATTTCTTCAAAGTCTAACAACATGATAGAAACGGCAATTGTTCTTGGTTGCAAACCTTTATATGTTACGGTTGCTGAGTTCTTGCCGTCTTCTTTTTCTTTTGTATAGTCAACACGAGTTGAACAGTCAAATTGAAGTATGGTTCCTGGTAACATGTGCTTACCAAGAATAAGTTTATTCCATTTTGCTTCATCTTCAGGTTTTATTATTGGTTTGACTGATGATGTATTTCCAAGAGCAGAACCAACAAGATCTTTTCCTGTGTTTATAATGTCAACCATTATACTTGTCCTTTGTGAACTTCAAATATAAATGAAGGAGGTAAAGCATCACCGTCAAGATAAGTAAGTCCAACTCCATCATATACTTCTGAACCATCATAGGCCAACAACGTTCCAGGATATACAATAACAACTTCTCTGCAAACCCATTGAGCAGGTTTCATTTTTCTTATGATGGCCCTTATTGTATTAAGCTGTTCATCCGTAACAATATCTGACTCAGTTTCTGAACCAAGAATCGTTGTTGCCTCTACATAAACAATGAATTGTGAAGGATGAGAAACTGAACTTGCATATCCAACAATTTCTTCATTTGTTTTTGGTGAATATAAAGAACCATCTCTTCCAGGTAAGTCATTTATTATTGAATATGTTAGACCTGAATATCCCAAACTGTTAAGCGTGCTAAGTAAGGTGTCCTCTTGTCCATAATAGGGTAAGATACCATCTCTTGTATTTATTCTATTCCGATAATCATCATCAGATTCACTTGAACCACGAATAAGACCATTTTCTGAACCGACAACATTTAATGCATCATCAGGAGAATTGGGATGTTTGGTTTGACGGAAAAGAAAAGACTCAGCAATTAATTGTTCAAGAGTCTGAGCAATCATTGCCTTTATATAGAGGTTCCAGGCACCGGAATATCCTGCCTTCATTCTATATGGCAACATCTTTTCAAAATGATCATACCAAGGAAAGTCTTTGTTATCGCTCATATATTATCTCAATGCAAGTTTCTGGTATGTTATTAGACTATTCCAATCAGTTGGAGCTACTAGCTTTTGATAAACATACAAAGAAAGATCTGAATCATCTGATATAGAAACTTTTTGTACACCATCAACTCCATTTATGTCCGTAATAAGATCATAAACATGGGCAATGTTGGTTCCATAAGGAGAATAGTTGTTTCCACCAATTGGAATGGATGCAACCCAAGCATTGCATACGTCTTCTACCTGTTGAACAACATCAGGTAAGAAAGCATCTTTGGAATAGTAGACAGTAATTGTTCTGGCAAATGTTACAGGAGTTGCTGCTATTGCTAACACCAAACCATTGGTTGAATTGCCCCAAAAAGCATTCTTAAGTCTATCATTCACGGTGTTAACAATTCCTGTACTTACGGTTTCTGTTGCTTTGGAAAGGTAAACGTCTACGGTGAATGGTCCTCTTGGGTTTGTGTCATCAACGGACACATATTCAACATCTGAAGAAGCAGACAAAACAAGTAAGGTAACACGATCTGACGTAACATCTCCTGTTTGAAAAGAGCTATATTTTACGGCATTTCTGTTTCTTAGACTGTTGTCTGACTCATCATCGGTTCCATATGAGGTTATCCAAGAACCTGATATTCCATATGTGTAGACAGGATTTGAAACGGAGAAACCAACCTCAGAACCAACCAAAGATAAGTCAGAGTTTATTGGAATGTTATATTCAGATCCTGGCAATTCAGCAATAAAAGACGTTGTTACATACTGGGTTGTATTGTCTATTGTGAATTGAGAAAGGTTATAGAAGTTATAGGTTCCATCCGTAACAATCATTTCTTTTTCTTGAAAGGTTTTTGGTACGTTTGCAGAAGATCCTGTAACAACCATGTAACCTTCTGTGAAAGAACTTTCTATTCTTTGGTTATTGAAATGAGAGTCAGCAAGATAAGTAAGAGCAGAACCTGAAGATAAACTATTTATGCTGTTTTTGGTTGTTTGAGCAACTCTATTAACAAGCGTTGAATAAACATAAGCATCCAACTTTAACATGGTAAGTTCAGGAGAACCAACTTTCCAGTCAGTTGTTTGTATGCCTTGATCTTGAAGAAGTTCTAATAATTCTTCTTCTGCTTGTTCAATTGTCATACCTTCTAACAATTGTGAAAGTGTATATGCCATTTATAATTCTCGTTTATTCTTTTCTAAATAGTATTTTTTGTATTTATAAGTCCTTCTTTATTCTAAAGAAGTCCAACAAAGTTACCCTTCAATATCCTGCTGAGTTATATGAAGCTCTTGTTAAAGCATCCAACAAAGCATTTCCAACAGCTTGTGCACTTTCCTTGACCTTCTCAACATTCACATCATTTCCATTTTCTATATGAACATGAACCTGAATTGGTGTGTTTGAAGTCTTTGAAGAATTGTCATTGTTTACCGTTGTTGAAGAACCAAGCATATTTCCGGTATTTGTACTTGAGGCAGATGAATTTGAAAGAGCCTGTATCTTCTTCTTATGTTCATCATTTGACTTTGTTGCCATGTTTTGGGTAGCTTTGTTTACTCCACCTTGAGACTTCTGAATACCAATTGCATAACCTTCGCCTGTATATTCACCATATTGTGCAAATAATTTTGAAGGAGAATTGATCCCCAATACCTCTTTGAATGTGTCTCCAACTCCTTTGGCTAAGTCTGTAACTGTGTTTATGAGAAAGTCTTTCCCAGCAATTAGACCATTTACTAAGCCTGAAATAATATCAGAACCAATATTAAGGAAACTATCCTTTAAACCACCAAGGAATGACATAAGAGTTGTAAAACTCTCCTTAAAAAAGTCTGTAATGCCAGACCAATTTTTATATACCTTATATACTATTAAGCCCAAGGCTGTTAGAGCGGCACCAGCAATTGCCCATGGACCAAGCATTGCCCAAGTAGCAGCAGCAGCAATGGCAGCTTCTGCAACGTAAGCATATAGTGCAGGAAGCATCATGGCTGTTATAGCACCAGCAAATGTAATGATTATTGGAGATAAGTCTTCTAACAACTTATATATATTTTTCATTTCTGTAACAAACTTAGAAATATTCCCAGAAGAAAACATCTCATCCAACGTATCATTTATTGACTTTAAACCTTTTGCGGCAGAAGCAGTATCTCCAAATATTGCGGTAAACAGTCTTTCTTTTATTGTGTCTACAATACTTCCAAACCTTGTTATTTGAGCTGAGATAGAAGAACTTGCAGCTTCAATAGCTTTGGAACCTGCCTGTTGATCACTAGACAATGCCTTGAAGAACTCAACGGAACTAATTGTTCCTTTATCCAATGCAGCCTGAGTTTCCTTTACGGACTTTCCTGTTACCTTTGCAAGTTTCTCAACGGACAAAACATTTCCACCAACGATCTTCTGAAACTTCTCAAAGTCACCAGCATTAACGCTTGCTTTGTTTCCCAATTCAGCAAACTCATCTCCCAAAGCTTTGAACTTGTCAGGAGTAAGACCTGCAACAGCAGAAAGATCTGTCATTGTCTTAAAGACAACTTCTGCATTCTTAGGAGAAAAGTTTCTTCCAAGCTGAGATATGACTTCGTTTGCATCTTCAAAAGCAACACCTGTGTCATTTGCATGTTTTCTTATTCGTGCAAGAACTTCAGGAGCTCCTTTAAACACCTTCTCCATCTTCTCTGTCTTTGCTTGTTGGTTTGCCATGCTTACCAAAGCAACGGTAGCAACACCAATTGCTGCTCCAACAGCAAGAAAGCCTTTGCTCATAAGGTCAAGAACCTTCTTACTTTCTTCTGACCTTTTCATTATGGCTTCATGTGCACCTTTGGTTGTCTTCTTTAAACTGTCAAATCCTGAAGATATCTTTTTGAGCTTGCTTACCGCTCCTTTATCTTCGACCGAAACTACAAGTTTTATTTCTTCCGTCATAAGTTATCTTTCTTTATATTCTTTTATTGGTTGCACTGATATGAACTACAATGTGTAGTTTCTATGATGAATGACTTGCATGGTTGTGAACTACAATGTGTAGTCCTATTGTTCTATTTGTTCTATTTGTTCTTTGAAGAACTAAGGTATGTTGTAGGATAGTAATAGAAATGTATGCTTTGTTAAATAAAAACAATAACTTGCAGGATTATATTAAATACATAAAACAATACAAAATATGTCTTTAAGAAGAACTGTTATAGAAGGGCCTTAGAAGGCGTTTGCAATTAAATGGCTAGGGTAAGATGGGTGAATTAAATGAATGCCTTGTAGAGGCTCCTAGAGGCCTTAGTCGTGAAGTTTCTTCACGATTGTCGAAGACAACTTTTGGTTTTACCAAAAGCCAGAAGCGATGTTTAGGGGTGAGTGATGGGGTAGGTTTTTGGAAAAGGAGTTTATAAGCAAATTGTGAATATTTAAACTTAACTTATGTCAAACAAAAAAGTTGGTATTTACAAAATAATAAACACACTCAACAACAGAATATATATTGGTTCTTCTATTAATTTAGAGAAAAGAAGATACGACCATTTCAACGACTTAAAAAATAACAGGCATGATAACCAGTTTATTCAGAATGATTATAATAAATGCAAGCCTGAGAATTTTGTTTTTGAAATAATATTAGAAACGGATTGTTTGGATCTTCTTTTGGACTTTGAACAATCATATTTGGATGAATATTGGGACGGAAAAATTAACTGTTATAATATTTCAAAATGTGCAGAGGCTCCAATGAGAGGGTTGAAATGTTCAGAAGAGCATAAACAAAATATTTCAGACGCAAATAAAGGAAGGAAACTTTCTGAAGAGCACAAACAAAAATTGTCAAATGCAAGAAAAAGCAAGAAACTTGGTCCACAGTCAAAAGAAACAAAACAAAGAAAATCTGCTGCAAATAAAGGAAAGAAACGCTCAGAGGAAATTAAGCAAAGAATGTCAGATGCACAAAAAGGAAAAAAACTTTCTGAAGAAACAAAACAAAAAATGTCGGATATTAGAAGAGGAAAGAAACTTTCGGAAGAGCATAAACAAAAAACCAGAGAAGCAAAACCTAGAACAACTTTCACTGTTGTTTCTCCTGAAGGAGAAATTATTACTTTCACAGGAGCAAGAGAGTTTTGTAGGATTCACAATTTACACTGCGGACAGTTTTGTGAAATGTTAAAAGGAAAATATAAGCAACATAAAGAATGGAAACTTGCACAATGATAT